TCTTCTGGATCTTCTGATTCATTTTCAGACTCATTATTACTTTCATCATCTTTATCTTCTAATTCATTATCAGAATCATCATGCTCGGACTCAATATCTTGTATTGCGTCTCTTAACTCATCTTCAGACATTTTTTTCCAACCTTTAATTTTATAACCATGTTCTTTCATATATTCAACAAGCTCATCTTCATCAAGATCATCAAGATCAATATCATAATCATCATCTTTTTTTATTTTATCTTGTATGTCTGCTTTCAATGCGGCTCCAGTTAATGTATCCAGATAATCATTCATTTCAATAACACTCATATAATCATCTTTGTTTATAAACTCTTCTAGATCATAGGTAGTCTCTAATACAGCATCCCATTTTTTAGTTTTGCCATTTAAAAATGCTGATGGTTTACGATCAACATTGCAACCATCGAAATTAGGTACATTTCTACCATCCCATTCTTTAACTTTAATATTGATTGTAAAATCATAACCCTCTTCACTAATATCCCAAACATTTTTATCTTTTTCTTCAAGTGCATCATTAATAATTTTATATATTGTATATGGTAATTCCAAAACAACAACTGTATTAACTAATTCAGGTCTCTCATCCCATTCAATAATATATGCATTGGCAAGATATTTACGTTTAGACATTCTTTTCTTTAATACTTCCTTTAAAGAATCATCAGCATCAGTCCAATCAGCCCATATTCTTTCACACTGTGGACATTCCTCACCTAGATTCTCTAAACATTTAAAACTAACATTTTTTGTTCCATGTTTATACCAATGTGAAAAATTTTTAGCTATCAATAAATCACTTTTTTCCTCAAGATAAGCCATACTAGGTAAAAATCTAACAACTATTTCTTGACCTTTTTCATCAGGTGTAAGACCTAATTTAATTATTCTTGAATCTTCTTCAAAGCTCTGAGTTGTATTTAAACTCTCAGTTGATTTTTTAGTTCTCTCACGTAAGTTTTGTTTAGATAACATGCTTGCTACTCTGCTCATAAATTACTCCTTTTAATAATTAATTTTCTTTCGATCATTGCGTTTAAGCAAATTTTTACGCCTACACTCTTTTTCTAATTTACCACGTATAAGATCGTGATATTTTATTAACTTAATATCATCTATATGGTAGCCTTGTCGATATAATTCTTTTATAGCTTCTAAATAACCAATCTCTCGACCCTTATTTAGAACAAATTGAATTATATCTGGATCTATATCTTTTTTTGATTTAGCCATTTTTGATTTGACCTCATAAGTTTAAATAACATAGCAACAAAATTAAAGTTAATATATATTTAAATAATCATCTTGTCAACAAAATTAAATTATTTTTAATCATCATTCCAATCATCAGTAAAGTTTTGATTTATCTCATTGCGCATATCAATATCCTCGTTTGTATCATTTTGATCTTCAATATATTGTGAGTCATCACGTGTTGGTATATTACTATCAACTTCGATATTTCCTGTATTTATAGATTCATGAGAATATGTCCAAACTTCAACCTCTATGTGATAACAAAGATCATAACCATGTGTCTTATAATCCTCTCTATTAATATCATCAAAACCTTGTATTTTAAAAAACTTATTGAATAATGGTACATATAAAATATCTCTAATTACTGGTTTTTCTATTTCACCACCAGTATAGAATTTAAAAGCTTCTATCTCAATAGTGAAACCTTGTTGCATTAAAAAATCAGCTCCATATATATTTGTACTTGAAGACCCACCTGTAAATGCAGCAACATCTCCAAGATCCATTGTCATCTCATATGATTTTTCAAAACTACTCAAATAATCTTCACCATGTAATTTATCTATATTTAAAGATGTACGAGGTAAATAAAAAACAGGATGACCATATTTTTCAATTGATTCTCTCTCAGCTCTTGCAAATAATTTTGCTTCTTTAAAACTTACACCATTAAAAGTCTGTGATTTCATATGTCACACCTTAATATATTATTTCTCTTAATATTATTTATATTTTATTTTTTTACCTTAAATTTTCGTTAATAAAATTTTCTCAATATTATCATAATCCCAATATGGTATAATAACTAATTTAATCCCATTTTTATTTGCGTAATCTTTTTTTATATTATCTCTTAATTGACTCAATCTAAATTTATTATTATTATTTATGTTACCAAATGAATTATTATTATAATGCTGTTCACCATTATATTCTATTAAAATTTGTTGATCAGGTATATAAAAATCAAAAATCAGCTGTTTCTTAAATATACAATCTTTAAATTTCATTTGATGTATATATTTAATTTTCATTTCCTTTAAAATTTTAATAATCCGCATCTCACCTTTAGATGATTTACATAGTGGACAACCATTACCTCTTTTATGATCTGATAAAACTTGTTCAAATTCTCCATGTTTAGGGCATATAATTTTTATTTTTGATGTTGCTCTTAAATTAGGATAATTATATTTTGGATAATTATATTTACCATTATGTATTAATTTACATTCATTAATATGTTCATCAAAACTCATTAAATAATTATTAGAGCATAATTTACACCCGTTTCCTTCTAAATGTGATGATAATCTTTGTTTAAATATCCCATGCTTAGGACATTTAATTTTAACATACTCATTAGCCTTGATACCTTTTTTAATTAAAGAATAATCATATTTATTATTATGAATTTTATTTGCAAGATTTATATAATAATCACGTTTCTTTCTTGACTTTGATAATTTTTCAATTCCACATTTAGGACAACCATAACCATTAATATGTGACGATAATCTTTGTTTAAACCATCCGTGCTTAGGACATTTAATCATTATTTTATCTTTACACGTTTTTATATCTTGATATTTTGGATAGTGATAAAAATTATCATGTTTTACTTTAGCTTCATTTATATAATCTTGATAACTTTTATCTTTTATATTTGGGTTGCAAGTAGGGCAGATTGCACCAGATTTATGATGTGATAAAAATTGATAAAAAACACCATGTAAAGGACAAATGATTTGTATTTTTTTATTAGTTATGAATTTTTGATTTAAAGGATACTTATAAAAATAATCATGTTGCAAATTACATTCATGTATATGTTTTTCCTTAGATTTTTTCATTATTTTTTAACTTTAAAATTACCAACAAGATTAAAATCATAGCTATGATTTTTATAATATTTTAATCGATCATATCTATGACGATAACATATACCCCCATATAAAAGTTCTTTTCTTTTAAAAAATAACTTATCTATTAAATCATAAATTATAACAATATTTTTACCTTTATATAATCTCATTCCACGACCAATTGCCTGTAATATGACTTGTTTTGATAAAACATCCTCAACCATATAAACAAAAAAGATATTATTGATACTTATACCCTCACCAAAAGTTTTAAACGACCCTACAACAACCTGATTGTCTTTTCGGTCTAGTTGTTTTTGTATTAATAACCTCTTTTTGTTTGGTATAGTACCATCCACGTAATGAATATCTTTATTTGGGAAACATTTAGTTAATTCATCATATAATTTCTTACCATATGATCTTTGTTTAAATAATATTATTGCGTTATGATGTGTTTTAGAAAGTTTTTTAATTATATAATCAATTTTACCCATTTTTTTAGCATAATATTTCAATTCCTCATCATAAGACATTGTTTTATTTTTCAATACACCATAATCAAATATAACACCTTTTATTTTTACCTTAGCAACATATTTATTCTCTTGTAAATATTTTGATGTTGTTGCTACTTTAACTCGACCATATAAACCTTCTATTGTTTTTCTTTTTAGTATCTCTACCTCATCCTCAGTAAAGATACTACCAGTTAAACCAATTCTATACACAGCATTTTTACATGATTGTACTATCTCAATAATCTTCTTTACACTAACACTCAATTTGTTATCATCTGCTGAGTTATGAACCTCATCAACAAAAAGATATTTAAACATTTTAAAAAAATCAGGATCAAAATTTTGAAAACTCTGCCATGTACCAACTATGATTTTATGATGATCTTCAATGATCTTATCATACTCTGAATGAACCATTTTAATATATTTTTTTATATTATCTTCATTATTTAAATCATATTTTTCAAAATCTTTATATAACTGATCGACTAATTGTGTACGTGGAACTATTATTAATATTCTTTTATTAACTCTAACCTTATTAATGAATAACTTACATAAACCATATGTGCTTAATGTTTTACCTGATGATGTTGGTGATATTATTGTTAATCTTTTTAGATTAAAACCCATCAAAATTGTTTTATATTGATAATCTCTTAAAGGATAATATGGTTTAGGTAAATTCCATTTTTTGACTATTTTCTTTAAATCAGTAAGATTTAACTTACTGCCTTTGATTTTTAGATTAGGAGCAATATACACGTCATTATATTCAAGAGTTCGTATAAATCTCTTTAACTCATAAAATAAACCATAAGGCAGTAAGTGTCTTTCTTCGAGCAGAGTAATATCATAAATCTTTTTATTTTTATAACCAGTCTCTTTATTTTCTTTATATACTTCTTTTTTATAAGTAAAATACTTTTCAATCTTATCAATTAGATTTGTATCATCACTTTCAAGTTCAATATAATTATTATTTTTCTTACGTATATAAAGCATAATATTAAACTAATTATTATTCATCATCTTCATCAAGTTCAACTGTAGTATCATCTTCATCAAGTTCAAGCGCAGTATTAACAAATTCCAAATATCTTTTAATAAGAACTTTTTTTGAACCCTTATCATTAAGATTATGTTTACGCATAACACCTCTTAAATCACCACTCTTCATTTCTTCTAATTCATGTTTCTCGTAAACCATAACACTTGTGTCTAATGTGCTTTCTTCTTCCTCTTCTTCGATATCACAATCTTCCTCTTCTTCTGTAATATCTTTTGGTTCATCTACTTTGTTATTTTTTTCAATTATACTCTCAATATGAGCTTTAATCTCCTGTTTACGATCTTGATCAACTAACTCAAAATAATCTGGAAACATTTTTGCTTCCGATTCTGATAATTTAATAATATTACCTTTTTTAATTTTAGAAAATTTTCTTTCTCTCGAAAACTTAATACTGATACCTTTAGGACCGTTGTCTTTCACGCACAAATAACGAAATCTTTTTTCTGACATTTTAATCTCCTTAAAAAATAATAATGATCTAGCCAGTGTAAACATTATATAATGATTATATAAAAAATCAAATCATATCAACAAAATATAAATTTAATCATCAAACTCTATTAAATCAGCATCAAATATAAAACTTTCAAAAGTAATATAAACTTTACCGGTTGATGATTCTTTTAACTCTTTTAATTTTTTTTTATATTTCTTAGACAACTTACCATTTTTAAAAAATGTTTGTGCTGTCGCTACTGGTAATTCATAAAACGTATCACTCTTTTTTATTGTATTAAGAGTAGATAAATTCTTCGGATATCCTTGTATATCACTAGTACTAGAAAAAGTCATATTAATCTCCAACTATTATCTTATAGTATTTATAAAAGATTAATATATATATACAGCATTACCACAATCAAATATTCTTAGATAATCATTATTCAACATATTTTGATAACCAGATAAATTAGGATTAAAATTATCCAATATTTTTTCCTGTTTATGTTTTTGAAATTTAAGACGAGAATGTAAAATTAATGTATTTTTCTTAAAATAAAAATAATTTGGTTGAGATATTTTTAGTAACTTAAAATTTGATTTAAGATAGCTTTCTCCAGTAAAATATCTTAAATCAACATAAGAAATAATTGATGTTGATTTAAGATCATTTACTATAAATTTAATTAATTTAGAAAACCCACCAATAACACTAAATTGCTTAATAGTAAAAGATCTTAATATTTCATAATCATAATTTTTATTATATCTCGATTTACCCATAGACATAATATATACTGGCTTATTTTCATAATATAAAGCATATATTTTATCTGATCTTATATAACCTTGTAGATGGTTCTCTTTAACTAATTTTTTATATAAATCATTATTGATTATTTTAACCTCACACTTACGAGCATATATTTTAATTTTATTTAAATTTAACCTATTAAAAAGAATTGATTTTACAATGTTATTTTTTAAAATCCATTCATTTTGAAATATATGTATAATATCTATGTTAAAATTTTTCTTAAAAAACTCACTTTTATCTTTATGATAATTTTTTGATTTTAACTGATCATTATGCCAATATATACCGTCGTATTCAATTCCTAATTTATAATCAGGTAAATAAACATCGATCTCTAAAGATTTTGAATTAAATGAAAATCTTTTATTATATATTACTTTAATACCATAGCTTTGAATAAATACACCTATTTCTTTTTCAGCTTTAGATTTACCATATTTATTACATTTTGAACATCCATGTCCGTGTTTATGATTATCTAAAGATTGTTTAAACCAACCATGATTTGGACATTTTATCATAATTTTCGTAAAAACACCATCATCTAACTCTTGATATTTAGGATAATGATAAAAGTTCTCATGTGCTTTTTTACAAACCTCTATATTATCACTATAAGATAATAAACTATTTTTGGTTCTTTTATCATAAGCACATTTAGGGCAACCTTGTCCGCTTAAATGATTTTGTATATTTTGCCTAAAATTTCCATGTATAGGACATTTTATAACTATATAATCACTACAATTATCTATTTCTTGATTTTTTGGATAGATATAAAAATTATTATGAATTTCTTTAAATCTTTCAATATAATCATAATAAGTTTTTTTATGCGTATTTATTAAATTCTCTTTAAAACAATCTTTACAACCAGAATTACCGCTAGCATGTAAACGAACTTTCACCTTAAATTTACCATGCTTTGGGCATATAACACTAATTATACTATTATGATTCTTTATTTCTTGATTTTTTGGATAAATGTATTTATTACCATAAACATCTTTAAATTTTATTAAATAATCTTCATATTTTTTTACTTTTCTTTTTTTATTACCACATTTAGGACAACCTTGACCACTTAAATGATTCCTTAGAGTTTGTTCAAATTCTCCATGTTTAGGGCATATTATCTTTATTTTTGTATTATTATTTTCTATTTCTTGATTTTTTGGATAGATATAAAAATTATTATGAATATCTTTAGCTTTAATTATATATTCTTTATATGTTTTCTTTTTAGGCATATAAATTAATTTTAATCATAACAATAAAAGTATAAATATTATATATATTTATATAAATAAATCAAGAGGTTTATTATGACACAAGCAGAATTAATAGAAAAAATAAAATTACGTCTCGGTATTGAACTTATTGATGTAGAATTAACTGATGATGAAATTAAAGAATGTATCGGTGATGCTACTGATAAATTTGTTCGTAGACATTATAACGGGTCTGAAAGATCGGTATATAAACTTGATATTGTTTTAGGTCAGATGCAATATAAATTACCTGATTATATTCATGCAGTTACAAGCTATTATAAATTTAATGAATTTTCAACTCCAAATCTCCAAAGATTAGTTCTAACTGAGTTGAATATAATGTATGAGTCATCTAACCTTATCAACTTTGCAGTATTCAAAGATTATATAAAAACAATTGAAAAAATACTCATGCCTAATTATGACTTCACATATAACTCAACAACCAAAAATATATTCTTTAGACATAAACCAGTAATAGAACCTTTTGAAATTTATCTTGAGGTTTTTACTGATGTTTCACAAACTGATGCTGAATCAATGTATGATAATCAATGGTTTATTAAATATTCAACCGAACTATCAAGATTACGTTGGGCGCAAATTGTAGGTAAATATACTAAAAAACTTACTAATGGTGCTGAATATAATTATGAGTTTATGTATAATCAGGCTGTTGATGCTATTGAAAAATTAGAAGAAGAATTAGAAACTCAGTTTGCTAATATTATTGATTTCTTTGTTGACTAATTTTCATTTAAACCTTCAACACCACGGTTTTCTCTATCTTGTTTACGCTTATTTAACCAATAGAGGGCATCTTTTAATGCAGTAATTGTATTAATATTCTCTATACAAGGGTATTTTTCATTTAACCCTTCGATAATCATCTTAGCGGCTTCAATAATTGTATCTACCTGACAACCATTTACACCATTCTCTTTTATCGGTCCATTTTGTAGAGTAAATGCAATTGAATTAACATCTTGTCTAACATATACAAAATTATTTGGTCTTATTTCTTTTTCAAACCATTTATAATCCATTGCACCTGATTCATTGAATTTTTCTGGATATTGTTCTCTTAATTTATCCATTATAACTACATCAAATTCACCAATTTTTTTTACATCTTTTAACGTTTCTAAAGCCATTTTAATCTCCTTTAATTGTTTAAATATTTATCTAACTCATCACCCATATGTAATTTTAATAGATCATACTCTATCATAAACCATCTCTTTGGTCTATAATCTTCGGTATTTGAAAATAATTTTATTTCATCACTATTAAAACCAACAGCAGCAGCAGCAAATCTTCCATTATCTACCACACAAATTGGTATATTTTTTGGTAGTCCAATTAATAAATTAAATAATATTTTTTCATGTCTTTCGAACTCTTTTGCTCCTAAATCTAATAAACCATTACATTTTTCTTCAAATGATGCCCCACCTATTTGAACGTATAATCCCATCTTAATCTCCTTTAACTAAAATTTTAAGAAACTCAATCCCTTTTTGATCAATTGGAAGAATTTCTTGTTTATGTTCTACTAAATGTGAAAAATATTTTGTTAACTCTGGAATATCTTTTAAAAGTTTTTTAACAGTAGTATAAGGGCTTATTGTCTTAAAAATTTTATCTTTCATTTGCTTTTTTTCATAATAATGATTATTAACTATTTCATGTGCCTTTTTGAAATTTAAATCATTCATATTATAATTACCTTTTCTAATGACTATATAAGAATATATCTCATTTGATAATAAATATTTATTAGGTGTAGTTAATCTAAATCTATATGCTTCAATATTACCATATTTATTTACATCACCATTTTTATATTCTATATCTACATGATCAGAGTATGCTATTCTATAATTTTGTAAATCATCACCTAAAATATTTTCTATTTCAATATATTTATCTTTTAGTTTTTGATATAAATTAGACTCAATAACCAGAGCTAAACATTTTTTCTCTAAATCTTGATAAAACTCTCTTGGAAATTTTTCATCTATTATTATATTTACTAAATCTTTCTTACGATCATTTGTTAATCTAATTGATGCCATTTTTAATCCCCTTTAAATTTTATCACTTATCTCTTTAATTTGTTCTTTTGTAATATAACCATTTTTAACCATATAATGAATCATATAACCTTTACGTTTTGATTGTTTTCGATAACGTTTAGATTTATCTGCTTCTCTAAAATACATCCTCTGATAGAACTTAGCATCATTAGTAATTAAACCATGTTTATCATCATGACCACATATAGGACAAGATGTTTCCTTTTTAGATAATGATTTATGAGCTATAATACCAAAAATATATCCAATAACATAAGATAAAATTATTACAAACACTATTGTAAATATTTCCATAATTAATTCCCCAATATAACTGTTAAATTCTTTTTTGCTCTGGTTATTCCAGTATATAACAACTTCTTACGCATTGCACTATTACCCCAAAGATCTCTCAAAAACAAAACAACATCATCAAATTCAGAACCCTGTGATGAATGTACTGTGATTGCATATGCATACTCAAATGTATGCAAACCATACTCATATAAATTTTCAACCATAATATTACGATCAATTTTATCTGTTTCCTCAACAAAAGGAATAAAATCGGTTTTAACCTCATCAAATGCAACTGATTTATGATAATATGGTTTAAAGTTTAAAGTATTATTATTCGAGTTGAAATCATCTACTGAGTAACCAATTAAACCATTGATAAGGTATAGCTCACCCCAACCCATTTCCGAGTTTATAGACCGAGTCCATTGATTTATCTTTGACATCAATTTATCACCAGCAACAGGTAAAGGTGTTTCACTTGTATCAATACCTCTATAACCTCTCAATTTTCTACTTATTATTGATCTCATTTTATTTGTATTACATATAATTTGATCTGCATTTTTAAAAACTGATCTGGATGCATTATTAACAATTTTAACATTATCTCCATAATGACCAACTTTTAAATATGGAGATTGTAATACTTCCTCAGCTAATGTAAGAATATAATTACCATCTTTATGTCTTATACTTTCTTCTAATCTTACATCTGGGTTTAATACATAATCATGACATTTATTATGTCCAACTGGTGGTAACTGATTATGATCACCAAGCCCAATTAGTGGAATACCTAATGATAATAAATCAGCAAATATATCATCTGTTACCATAGATACTTCGTCAATAACAAATAATGCATACATATCTTTTAAATTATCTTTTAAATCCTTAATAAAAACTGGTTTACCTGTTTCTTTATCTTTAATTGTACGACAATTATAGCATGTTGAATGTATTGTCTTAGCGGATGTACCATTTTGATTCATAACATCAACAGCTTTTCCAGTATATGCCATAAAAGCAACTTTATGTTGTGGAATACCTAACTCATTTATTATATATTTTACAGAGAACGTTTTTCCACTACCAGCGACCCCAGATATAATAAATGGTTTTTTATTATCTGGTTTATAATTTAAATAAAATTGAACTGCTTTTTTAACTCCATCTGCTTGAGGTTTTGTAAGTGACATTTTTTGACCTTTTATATTTTAAAATTAAATAAATCTTAACAACAAATAATATGTACTTTTACTTGATTTTTAAAGGGTTGTCAAGTTTTTACTTATCATTTCAAACAATTAACATAAAAAAATATTAAAAAATATCTTGACAACAAAATAAAAATATAATAACGTCATACCGTTTAAAGTATTTATATTGTTTTTATAATATTAAATATTATTGGTCTTTGAAAACGTGATTATGGCTCTGTAAATCATGATGAGTAAAAGATCATTGTGAACCGAGAGAGTTCTTTTTATGGTACTATATGTTATCTCTCTTTAATAAAAAAATAAAATACAGTCGTAAACCTAAGTAATTGAGCTAATTTCTGGAAATATGGAATTACAACAAGACTCACTTCTTTTTAAATCAATAATATTCTTGGTGAGATGGTAGATATAATAAAAATTTTATATCACAAGAAAACACAGATTTGTTAGGTTCATGAATCAGTAATATGAATTTTTTAAACCAAATTTAAACATGAAAGTTTATTTTTGTTTATTTACTATTAAGAATTGCCTGTGTCTCAGAGGTAAGGATATTTTTTTATATTTAAGCACATTTATTGTATATCGATGTTTCACATAAAACTATTTTCATTATTTTTTATGGTTTTCCTAAGATTTAATAAATTCCTAGATTGGGTTGTTTTCTTGGTTCCTAAAATACCCCTTTAGGGGTATTTACGTGCGTGACGTACGTCCGCGCGCGCGTTCTAGGATATATAATATATATCTCCTAAGAGATATATTATTATAAAGAAAAGTTTAAAAAGTTTTAAAGGTTTAACAATATGGATGATAAAAATACTAATTAGCTCGCTACGCTCACTAAGTTAGATTTTTATTAAACTTCATAAAATAAAAAAAAAGAAAGAAAAGAAAGTATTATTTGTTCAAGTTCTAATATTCTTTCTTTCACGTCCGCACGGGAGGGAAATGAATAGGAAAGAAAAAGCGAGACCTACGGTCGAGTGTTTATAATCTATCACAGGTGATTAAAGAAATATATTATTAATTTTTTTAATGAATGAAAAGTAAATAAATAAAATAATATATTCACTTAAAAGAATTATGATTAAAGAATTAATAATATAAAAATATTCACTTGATTAAAGAACTAGAATGATAAATAAATAAAATCTATCATCTATTATGAAAATAATATTCACATCAGTAATGAAAGGAAGGATAGTAAAGTAAGTAATAATTATTCAAGTGCAAAAAGAAGATAAGATGTAACTTCTTGTACAAGGTCAGACAGGGTTGCGCCCGCCCCGCCCCGAGTAATTTTATTTTTATATCTGGCTAAAGCTTCTTATGTCCTTTGATTTTTTTATATTTTTTAATACTAACATATGCCCCCAATTAAAAAATGGTCTTAAAACTAAAATACGGGCTTAAATATTTTTTTATTATTTCTTTGACATTTTGTTTTTGATTTATTATAAATATTAACACGATTTTTGTTGTTAAGATTTTTTAAAGGTCACATATAAAATGGAAAAAATATCATTAGAGAAAAAAATAGATACTTTTTATTTCAGATTATCATTAAAAGATAATGATTTACTTAGTGTTCATAAAGATATACCAGATATTTATTCTGAGTCAACTTTACTTTATAGTCAGGCTATGACTAAAATAGCTCAGTTAACAAAAAGAATAAATAGAGATAAATCGAAGTTATATCGTAAATACAGACAAAATACTCAGTTTGATTTAAAAAAAGGTGAGATTGAAGAATATTATTTAACAAATGATAAGAGTATAAGGGATAAACAATTTAAAATTGATGTACTTGAAATACATATCACCAGATTAGAAAAATTATTTCAATTGCTAAACAATATGTCTTTTATAACTGGTAATTTTATAAAAATACAAGAAAAAAGAGGTGTTAAATTATGATTTCTGAATTAAAATGGATTAAGTTTAAAAATATATGTTCCGTTGGTGATGATTTAGTTACAATTACTTTAGATGATTCCTTACAGGTTATTACAGGTCTTAATGGTCAAGGTAAAAGTACAATTATACAAGCAATATCATATAATTTACTTAATGAGCCTTATTCTAAAACATCAAGATCTTTGTCATTACCTGATTTGATTAATAATAAGAATAATAAAAAATTATATACAGAATCTTGCATTGTTAAAGATGATAAAGAATATATTATCATAAGAGGACAAAAACCAGATGTTTATAGCATTACATGTAATGGTGATCCAATACCATTAGAAGGTAAAGTTGATATGCAAGAAAAAATTTATGAAATTATTGGTCATAATAAAAAAGAGTTAAAACAGATGACTTTTTTCTCTCTTGAGTTTTATCAACCTTTCCTTGATTTAGATATAGATGGTAGACGTAGTTTCATGAGAGAATTTTTTAATTTAGATATTTATGATCATATTGCTTCTAAAGTTAAAGAATCAGCATCTTTAAATAAGAATAGTTTCATTGAGTATGAATCATCTTTAAAAGCAAAAGAAGAATTATATGATAAAATGAAGCAAAATTATAAAACATTTAAGAGTGAAACAAAAGATGAGATAAAAGAATTAAAGGATAGAATTAAAGATAAAAATAATTCAATTGCTAAAATAGAAGAAAAATTAGAAGTTTTAAATTTTGATTCTAAAGAATTTAAAAATCTATCAATTAAAAAAGAACAAATTAATACAGCAATTTTTAAATGTAATAAAGAACTAGATAAATTAAATGATACTCTTGATTCATATACTGAGATGAAAGATAAATTGGATTTAATTGATATAAAGAAAATTAAAATACATAATCTTAATGATTTACATGAAAAACTAAAAGATGCATCTGATGAGATCAATGAGTTAAAAGATTTAAAGATTAAATTAAAATATCAAAAAGAAGATGCAGAAAAATATATAAAAGAAAAAGAAAAAATAATAAATGATATAAATGATTATAGGATTGTATTAAAAGATACAAAGAAAGATTACGATAAATTATTAAAGAATATATCTAAAATAGATGAAGATAAAGAAGATAAATTATTTAAAATTTATAAGTCTTTTGATAAAAAGAGAGATATTCTTTATGCTGATATAGAAAGACGTAATAAAGATATTGATGCTTTTACTAAAATAGGTTCAACTTGCCCTCATTGTTACTCTAATTTAGATAATAAACATAAAGAAAGAATACTTAAAGATCTTTTTAATGGTGTTTCTAGGGTTAAAAAAGAGTATGATGAATTAACTGAAAAAGAGAAAAAAGCTTATGATGATTATTGTAATATTAGAGATAAGAACGATGAAAATGATAAAAAATTAAAAGCGGTACAAAATTACGAGAGAGTTATTAATGATATTAATCAAAATATAAAAGATCTAAACTTAAAATTAGAGTCAAAGGAAGAAATAAATATTAATGCTATAATTAAAAAGATCAAAGATATTGATGATGATATAAAATTAATCAAAGATATTAAAATTGATAGTATCGAGAGTGATATAAAAGAAGCAACTAAAAATGATAGAATAATTAAAGAGTATAATTTTTTAAAAGAAAAATTAAAAGATATAAACATCAAAGACATCACTAAAAAAATTGATGCCTTAGAAGATGAAGATATAGAATTAAATAATGATCTTAAAAAACTCAACATAGAGTTTAAAGTATATGAAGAAAAAAGCGAAACATATAAAACACTCCAAGACGATATCAAAAATATAAACGACATCAAAAAACAGATTAAAGATAAAATTACAATATCAAATACTTTAATAGAAAAAGAAAAAGAGAAAGTTAGAGATTTTAAACAAAATATAAAAGAGCTAAAAAATAGTTTCTCAGATTTAGAAAAAGAAAAAAGAATAATTGACGCATTACAATTTATTATATCTGATAAAGGAATTAAAAAATATATAATTGGTAAATATATTCCGTCATTGAACACTTTATTTTATAAATATTCAACTATATTAGAAAGTAATTTTATTTTAAAAATGAAAAATGATATGAGCATAACTGTTAATAGTTTAGGACTCGAAAGAAAATATTATACTTTTAGTACCGGTGAGAGATCACAAATCAATTTAATTATTTTACTTTCTTTTATTGAGATGGCTAGACTAATGCATGGTGGTACTTTTAATAATCTTTTCTTAGATGAATTAACAGCACCATTAGACCCAGATAATACATATAAGATGTTTAAACTACTTAGAACATATTTTGATGATCTCAAAATATTATTAATCACACATAAAGAAACTGATAAAGAGATGAGTTTTATAGATAAGAGAGTGCAAGTAAAATTAAATAAACAAGGATTTTCTAAATATAAAATAATAAAAATTTAATGTGGGGTATTTGTTGTTATGAAAAATAATAGAAGATCTGTACCAAATGAAAGACGTACATATACAGAATATAGTTACGATGGTCGATCTGAAGAAGAAAAATGTGCTGTTATTTTAGATTTAGTTAATGAAGCATTTGCAAAAAATGCTCTGATTTTTAATACATCATCAAAAAAATCACATTTTTTGGATTATAAAAGATTTAAAATTAGTAAAGGTGCTGAGAAATATATTAAAAAATTACCAATAGTATTTAGAAAAATGAGAAAACAGGGTGATTTAAATTATATTAAATCATGTAAATTTATTATACTAAAAGGTGGCTTATATCTACATTGTGATCTAGATAAGATATTTTTTAATGATGTAGTAAAATTTGATGATCCTGTAATTGGCTTTGCTTATGCATATTTAAAAAGAAATCAAGAATATATATTTTAAGGAGTTATTATGAATGATATTTTAATAAAAAAATTAGAAAAAGCTTTAGATGCATATGATAAAGGTCAAGCAATTATGAGCGATTATGATTATGATTGTCTTATAGCTGAGTTACGTTCATCTGACCCTAAACATAAATTTTTACAAAAAATAAGTAATCAGGGTGGTGATTTCAAACATAAAACAAAAATGTTGAGTCTTGATAAAATACACACACCAGATGAACTCATAAAATGGTTTAATAAAGTTAAATATTTTTGTTCATTTAAATTGGATGGTATAGCCATATCGATACATTATATACTACGTGATGATTATTTTTATATTCATAAAGCAGTTACAAGAGGTGATGGTAGTATAGGAAAAGATGTTACCCATATTATTCATGGTATTGATCTTCCTAATAAGATACAAAAAACAAATGAAAATTATACATCATTTGAGGTTAGAGGGGAAGCAATTATGGATAGAGCGGTATTTGCTGAACTTAAAAAAAGTTCTGATTTAGATTATAATACTCCTCGTAATTTAGTAGCAGGATCATTTAATACTCTAAAAGACCCAGATATATTAAGAAAAAGAGGTATTAAATTCATTGCATATAATTTAATTGCTGATGGAATATATAATAATATCTCTGATGATGATAGACTCAATATTAAATTTTCAATCAATTGGAAATATTTAAGATCAATTGGTTTTGAAACTGTACCTAAAATAGTAACATCTAAATATGATGAGATAATGAAATGGATAAAAGAGACAGAAGATAGACGTAATAAAATACCATATGATATTGATGGTATAGTCATACAAAGAAATAATATCTATAGATTTTTACAAGAGGGTTTCACTGATCATCATCCTAAAGGCGCAATAGCATATAAATTCAAACCAAATATCACTAAAGCAATAATCAATGCTATTACATGGCAACTTGGTCGTACTGGTATATTAACACCTGTTGCTGAGATTGAGCCTATTGAATTAAATGGTGTTTTAATTAAAAGGGCAACATTACATAATTTAACATTTATCGAAGATAAAAATATTACTATCGGATCAGTTGTTGAGTTACAAAGATCAGGTGATGTAATACCTAAAATAAACAAAGTATTAGAATGGAATGATGATAGTTATTTAACTATACCTAAAAAATGTCCAAAATGCGGAGAACCAATTATTAAAAAACTCAGCATATCAAATCAATATAATCTTTATTGTGATAATCCAACATGTAAAGGTAAGTTGGAATTAAAAATACTTTATTGGTTAAATATGACAGGTTGTAAAGGTATTGGTGATAAATTAATAATTAAAATGGTACGTAGAAGATTTATAAGTAAAATTGCTGATCTCTATAGTCTATCACCAAAAAGATTAATGATGTTGGATAAGATTAAAATAAAATCTGCAAATAATATTTGGAATGCTATACAAGATACAAAAGAAATAACAACAGCTCAATTCATGGCTGGTCTTGGTATTGAAGGTGTTGGTATGGGTATGGCTGAAAAAATATCTGAACATTTTGATAATGATTTTAGTGAGATATTAAGATGTAGCTATCCTGATTTTGAAGAAATTGATGGTGTCGGATCAATATTAGCAAAAAATATTGATAATTATTTTACACTAAATTATGAAGAGATTGCAGAGTTGCTCTCTATAGTAAAAATAAAAAATGTTAATGATAGACTTAACTCTCAGCAAAAAGATGGCATCACAGGTCTCTCCTTTTGTATTTCAGGTAAAGTATCAAAAGGTAAAGCATATTATTATAATTTAATAGATTCTTACGGTGGTATCATACATACAAGTGTGAGTAAAAAATTAGATGTGTTAATTAGTAATGAAACTAGTACTTCTAAAGTTAAAAAAGCAAATGAGTATAAAATTAAAATTATAAATGAAAAAGAGCTTAATGATTTAATTTATAAATGAGACTTATAATGAAAAATAAAATATACTATTTTATACTCTGCATATCAGCTTTTTTAATAACTTTCTCATATTTTGTTATGAGGGAGCATAATAAAGAAAAATGCTACAAACGCTGTATTAAATCATCAAATAAAACGGAGTGGATTTGTGATAAAATATGCAATAGCTAATCTATTAATTTTATTTTTATTATTCCCAAATATTATACATGGTTTTAAAATTCATAATAAAGCTAAATTAATATATGATTATTTTCAAAAAACTGAATATAAGAATGTAGCAATGATAATAGCAAGTCAGGCTATTTTAGAGACAGGTCATTTTAAATCTAGTAAACATAATGAATTAAATAATTATTTTTCCATAAAAGATTGGAAAGATAATAGATGTAAAATGAAGCCTATCTATTGTATGAAAAGATATAAAAATATTAAAGAATCAATAATAGATATGCATAATTATATAAGTCGCAAGAAATATAGAACATCACCATTAACATATTATAATGATCTAGTTAAAAATGGTTATGCGCAAGATCCTCTTTACGTACAAAAAATTAAATCAGTTGTTAAATCTTTTAAAAATAATTATAAATAATAGTACCTTAATAATTATTTAAAGAGGTCATTATGAACAAATGCACAGGCGAAATGGAAGTCTTCAGCCGAGTTGTTGGTTATTACCGTCCAGTTAGTAGTTGGAATAAAGGTAAAAAACATGAATTTTTTATGAGAAAAACCTTTAAGATGCCAGAATTGGAAGATGTAGAAACTGATGATGATAGATCACTTCTATCTGTAGCAGATTAACTTTTGAGGTAGGTGTATATGGTTTGGCTTTATACATTAGAAAATAAATTTATATATCATACTAAAAAACCTTGTTCCAAAGAGTCTAAATTTTATGATAGTAAATCTAATCTAAGAATGACAATAACTAAATTTGGAACCATAATAATTGGAGCTGGGTATTCATGGAACGGTTGTTCTCCCAAAGTAAAAATAGGTAAGTGGATTTTTGGTACACCTGATGGTGATATTGATGAGGATACTGGTAAACCTATAACATATTATGCGTCCTTAGTACATGATGCTCTAACCCAATTTTATAAACACCCAGACATGTGTTTCACACGTAAAGCGATGGATGATATTTTTTATGATATGTTAGTTGAAGCTGATTTTGAATATGCCTACCTTTATTATTTTGCAGTAAGATCATATGCAGTTGTTACTTTCAAAAAATAAAATTTTGTTTTATTGATTTTTTAATATGTAAATGATATAAGATCAAATACTATTTGTTGTTAAGATTAATGAGGTTTAAAAATGCTAAAATTAAAGTATCAGTTTAATGTTAAGATCGATAACCGTTTCTATAAAACCGACCCGCATATAGAAAGATTTAATATCAATCCTATACCTTTAAGACCAAATATTTATGCTCAAGAAGATATTTTTTCATTTTATTTGAACATACCTAAAAATAATGAACATAATATTTTAAAAATTAAAGAGAATTTTATTATAACAAAAGATTGGAGATAAAATTATGAAATTAATTAAACCTAGTTTTTATGAGCTTGATAAAGACGTAGAGTTAGATTACAAAAAGAAAATTGAAAGATGCACTCGCATTGCCTATAAATCAGAAGACAAAATGGAAAATATGCTATTTAATGTTGATACACAAAATCAAATGAATGATAAGGAAAAAGAAGAAGCAGAGAAAAGGAAAAAAGAAATAGAAATAGACTCTAAAAGAATTACTTTTTTATCTTCCGTTATCAATAGAGGTCATACATCTGTATTAGAACATTATAGAGTATGCTTCAAAATTACTGGTGATTTTATAAATGATTTTATAGAATTTGAAGAAAGACCAGCCCCATCATTTTTTAAAAAGAATAAAACAATAAAAGTTGCCAATAAAACAAAATTTATTGAACACCCACATATTCGATTTAATTATGATTATAAAGAGGAAGCTGTATATTTGAGTGGTAATTTGAGAGCATTTTATGATTTACATTATCATGGTGATGATTCTAAACGTAAATCAATGCAGTATATTATGTCACATTTAGGTAGACATTATAGTATTTTCTTTACACATCAAACAAATTTTCTATCTGATGACATAGAAGAGATTGATCCTTTTACAATTCCTAATTTGGAAATAAGATCATATCATACATATAAAACAATGATTTTTGTTACAAATAGAGGGGTTAGTCATGAATCAGTTCGACACAGAGTAGCTAGCTTTTCACAGGAAAGTACGAGATATTGCTCCTATGATAAAGATAAGTTTGGTAATGAGATTACATTTATAGATCCAACAACAACATTAGACTCGATATTTAAAAATGATAAAAAATATGGTACGCTAGATTATATGAAACAAAATATACCTGAGATCATAGATACAATAAATATGATTTATGGTGATATAGAAAAAGCATACATGCATCTTAAATCTTTAGGTTGTCCACCTGATGTTGCTCGTAATGTTTTACCAATAGGTGTTAAAACTGAATTTGCGATAACACAAACAATGCATTGGTGGAGAGAATTTTTTAAATTAAGAACAACAAAGCATGTGCATCCCGATATGTTATATTTATCTCGTCCTTTATTGGGTCATTTTAAAGAAAAATACCCTGAATTGTTTAATGATATAAGTTATGGAGATTAATAATGAATATTAAATATTTTTTTGATGAGATGGTCGAAGAATCCGAAAATAATATAGATTGGGAAAATATAAATAGTGTTAAAGATTTGTTACCAAGATTAATAAAAATTGAAATATTAATAAAAGCCAAAATGATTAATGAAGGTGTTTATGATGAAAAGTTCTAAAATAAAAATTAAAAAAGGAAAAAAGAAAGAAAAACCAAAATTTATTAAAACAACTTTTACATGTCCTAAATGTAAAACAATTAATGATGTTTCAGCAAGTGGGTATGGTAATCATCTCAGATCATGTAAAGGATGTAGTGAACAGATAATGTTTGAGTATGAAGCACCATTGAGACATTATTCACAATTATCTGAGGATAAAATAAGCAAATTACCAGAAGATTTACAAGAGCAGGTTCGTAAAGAAATTCAAGAAATAAAAGATAGAGAAGAACTTGAAAGAAAAAATCCAGATTTAAAAAAAGAAAGATTAGCAATGGAAAAGAAAAATAAACCTACTGATCTTATAACAACAAGAGGTCAGATGATTATTGCAAAAATGATTGAGGAAGGTTTAAATATAGATACTGATGATCCAGATGAGGATTTAAATAATAAAAAAAGATTTATTGAAATATTTAAAGAGGTAACAGGGCAAGATATAAATATTGAAGATTTATAGAGGGGAGTAAAATGAGACAAGGTTGGAATAAATATTTTATTGAGTTAACCAAAGAGATAGCTAAAAGATCAACATGCATCAGAAGACAGGTTGGTGCGATAATTATTAAAGATAATCGCATTTTAGCAACTGGTTATAATGGTGCTCCATCTAGTATTGATCATTGCACTGATAAAGGTATATGCATGCGTACAGAGAGAAATATAAAATCGGGAACAAACATTGAAACTTGTATGGCTGTACATGCAGAACAAAATGCATTAATACAATGTGCTAAATATGGTCTATCTGCTAAAGACTCTAAAATATTTATTACTCACCAACCTTGTTCAGTTTGTACTAAGCTAATAATACAGGCTGGTATTACTGAAATCTTTTTTATTGAGTCTTACCCTGATGAATTTGCAATGGAATTACTCTCTATGAGCAAAATAAATGTTTACCAATACAATGGCATTAATTTTGATATTATATTTGAACATGGTCAACTTCAATATGGAGAATAGTTATGGGTAACACTAATAACTCTTATATAAAAGATTTTGATAAGATTGTTGATTTTGAATTAAATGGAAAGACTTTGATCATATTAGATGGTACAGATAATAGTGGTAAAACAACAACAATAAATGAATTAAGAGAGTTATATAAAGATAGTGTTAATTTCGTTCATTTTCCTAGTGATAATCTCGTTAAATCTTTTGAATTTAAAAGATGTATCAATAATCCAAATGTATGCAATAATACCGAATTTTTAAAAAATCTCATGATAGAAATAATTGATACCATAAGTAAATTAGACTCAGATTATATTATTGTTGATCGCATGATTTTATCATCAATGGTCTATCAGGGTCTCTATGATTTTATGAATGATGTGATAATTAATTTATATAAAGAGGTTTTTGAAAAATTAAAGATAAAAGAAATATATCATATAAACATGATTGGTTTTATCCAAAACGATGATTCAGAAAATGATCCAACAAAAAAGAAAATTGATGCAGATATAACATATCAAACAAAATGGAATAATCTTTTATCGTTTATATATGAGTCAAATGAATCAATTTTTAATAATATCTATAGTTTCAAAATAAATAAAGATAATATTCATACCGTAAGAAAGAATATAATTAATATCATAAATAATATCATAGTTTAATAATCTATATTGAGGTTAAATGATGTATACTCTTTATAAAGGCATTTTTATTTTTATTGCTGTTTCTTATTCTTATTTTTTGAGATTCATAACAACAGATTTAGTTATGAACATATTTTATATACTTAAAGGTTTTTTTGACGGAGAACTTTTTTGCGCTATTAGTGGTAAAGAACAATTTTATAAAGTTAAACAAGCCAATTCAGAAAAAGAAAAAGATCAATGGATAACAAGAGTTTATGAATATTTAGAAGACCCACTGCATGGTAAAATTGATTGGTTTCCTAGATTTTTAACTGTTATTATTCTAAGACGTTATTATGGAGATTGTGTTGCCGAGTATGAAAAAATAATTACAGAAAGAGGAAATATACCCATTAAAGATTTAAATAAAAATGATAAAGTTTTATCCTATAATTTTAATTTAAAGAAATATGAATTTAAAGAAATACTAAATCACGTCAATAAAGGTAAAAAAAATATTGTACGAGTACATTATAAAACTGGTAATTATAGCGATTTTACACCTGATCATAAAATATATCATGGGAATATAGATTATAAAGTATCTAAAATAAAAGACATTGACATAAATAACCATAATGAAAGGAAAGTGCCAGTTATAACTAAAATGCCATATACAATTCAAGATAATGATTATTATACTGAGGATATTTGTTTTTTATTGGGTTATTATATGGCTGAAGGTTATTATTATAAAAAACGATGTTATATAGGTGGTCACGATATACCTAAATATATAATACCAATACTAGATAAATATGATATTAAATATTCTTTGAAAATAAGAGAAGGTGATAATTTACCAATTATAGAATTTTTAACCTCTGATTTTCGTAATAATATATTAGGTGAGATGGTTTTAAATAGTTTTAATATTAATCCACCAAAAATATTATATAATTTACCACCTAAAAAACTTCAAAAAATATTAGATGGATATTTTTTAGGTGATGGTCATATGAGAGAAAATAAAGAAAAATGTTATTCCACATCTTGTGATATTTTAAAAGATTTTATTGTTGAAATATCTTTTAAAATTGGAAATCCTGTTGCACCATATCATCAGTTAAAACATGGTGGTGTTGGTAATAAACCGATTTGGAGAATATATGATCGCCCAAAAGCGTTTCATAAAAAAAATTATGGTTATACTAATTTAAGTGAAACACATATTAAAAAAATTGAAAACTTAAATGATAAAGTTAATGTTTATGATATTGAGGTTAAAGATAATCATAACTTTATTATGGCAAATAGTGGAGTAATAGTCCATAATTGTGACGATTTTGGAATATTAGCTAGATATATGTATGGTGACGGTAAACTTTATTCAATATTACCATATAATAAAAAATATTGGAATAGAATGCATGTTGTCTATGTACGTAATAATAAAATATATAGTTCTGATAAAATATATTTTATGAGTTTACAAGAGTATTTAGATAGATATTATAATAGTATTGATTATTTTAAATTAAAAGTTATTTAATCAACGAACTGTGAGAATTGTCTTTCTTCACCTTTAAGAAAAGCTCTATAATCTTCAACTGAAAAATTTGGACAGGTTTTACCATTATAAAGCTCATAATGACCAACAACATCATCAATATTTAATTCGTATTTTTCAATCAACTCTAAAACAAGTTCAGTCATTGCGGTAAACTGTTTATTTGAAAATTCTTTATCACCGATGAGACAAATAGCTATCGCACCTTCATTATGATTCTTAATTGATGAAGGAGGTGAACCAATATCTCTACCAATTTCAATTTGACCATTTAAAGCTTCCAGAAATGCGGCTGGTTTTAACCAACCATTACAAATTACAAAATGATAACCACAACCAGACCATCCTCGCTCTTTGTGCCAATCATCGATTATTGTCTGTGAACCCCATGTAGATGCACTACAATGTAAATGAATTTTATTTATTTTTCTCATCAGTTTTACCTACAACATTGTTAATAATAGTATCATTTTTGCTGTTTAAAGCCTTGATTAATTTCTCTGCCTTTGGAAAGACGACATAACCAAGCAAAAATATAAACACATTAAAAAGTGTTGCTGGCGCATCCTGTGGTGTTTTGCCTTTATAAACAGCGATAGCATAGAGCACCCAAAAAAACACCAAACAAGTGAATGTTAACCACAATAAGACTGCACCTTTAGATATTGTATCTTGACCATTTTTATCCATGATTAAATGTTTAATATGCATCTTAGTCTCCTAACTACAAATATGTACAATAATTGGCATCATAATCATTATTATGACTGCACTATAACCGAGAACTCTAAATGTTAAAGGTAATTGTTTACGTGTTAAAAATTCCATAATAACCTCACTTATTAAGTTTATTAAATTCTTTAAAATACTTATCCATATCACCATTAATATTACAAGTATGTTTTTCTAAATCACAAATAGCAAAAAATAATGATAATAAAATTAATGAAAAAACATTATATAATTTGTGATCTTGTGATCTTTTTCCAAAATCAGACATAATGATATCATGTATCATTTGATTTATTTCTTTTATTCTGGGTGCATGGTATGCCGATACTCTATCAATTAGTTGAACTGGTATACCCATACTGATCGCATCACTATAACTCTTTTGTAGAATTGTTTTAGAAACATCTTGCATATATGATGCTAATTCAGCATCATTTTCAAAACCATTTCTAGAATAATAATAATCTAATTCTTTTAATAAGATTTCTCTATAATATTTAAGACGTAAATCAAATATTATTATTAGTGCATGCTTTTTCTTTTGTATATCTAATGATGGTAATACTTGCTTACGCATGCGTTTAATTTCTGAAAATAATAAATGTTTTCTAAGATCAAATTTATTATTATATTTACTTAAAACTTGAACCAATCCGATAATCTCTTTAACGAGATTAATAATTTTTTTAATCATAAGTCTCTCAATATTCTAATTATCAAATCTCTTATAAAAAAATCAATAGCCATTAATAACATTTCTATTTTTTGTTTTTTAGTTTTATAGAATTTATCTTGTAGAGTATCATCAACGCTTAAAGTAACTGTAGTTTTTACTTTTAATATTGAACTGATTATCAGATCTTTATTTTTCTTATTGCATATTGAATCATCTATTTGTTTATGAAATCTTTTATAGAAAACTTTAAATGCTTTTTTTAAATAAACGTCATTTAAAACAGTTTTACCATCAATTAAATCATTTAAATAAAATTTTAATGATTGATCAATATTATCAATTAGAATAATTAAACCAATTTCTAAATTTTTATTTGAGTCATGTAATTTTTCTTCAATATCAATTTTAATATTTTTTAAATTATAGAAAATTGGTGAGAGAAAATAATAATTAATTGCGGATTTTTTTATACCTATTTTGATTTTATTTCTGAGTAAAAAAGATATAAAACCAAGTAATGATATAATCCAACTTATATAATCTGCATAGTTCGCATTTTTAAAATAATTAAGTATTGATTCAATTGGTACATTAATGGTTATATTTGTAAAATCTATCATAAAATTTCTCATAACAAAAATAATTTTTATTTAGCTTTACAAATATTTATAATGGAAAATTATTCACCTTCTAGCTTTACCATTGTTAACCATTTTTGGGCATATAGTTTGCCAAGAAGATCAAAATTTTGAGTAAAATAAAACTCTTTGGTTTCAAAACTAACAATAGAATCGGGTGTGCAATAATTATCAATTTCTGTTTTAACTAAGGCATGCAGACGAGATAATCCATCAAATATCTGTTCTTTATTAGTATTAACAAATTTCATTTCCATAAAGAAAGCAGTTGTAGCAATCAGCAGAGCTTTATCAAAATCCATATTTATATCTCCACGTTAGGTCTATAAGTTTCTATCAGTTCTCTGTACTCTTTTTTAGACAACACCATTGTTACTACACCTTCAAGTGTTTCAATATTATCTATAGTGAAATATGAATCAAGATATTCAAGACTTCCAACAGCATCACCATTTTTGTCTTCTTCAGAAACAATACCTCGGAGATACTGTTCCCATGTTTTCTGAATCATATTTTCTGTTGGTACAAGTTCCTGAACGTCATAGTTTTCAAACTGCAATACATTTTCCACATATGACTCTTCAACCTTGACAGGACTCATTTCTTTTGTTTCATCTGAAAGTAAGTCCTCATATTGCTGTTCTGTGAGTATTGTGTACTCTGTTCCTGTGTTATTATCTACCCACACGGGTCTCTGTTCCCCATCAACTTCCACGAACTTGTTTACAAGTCTTGTTCTTTCTTCAGGAACAATAACCTGTCTTTCGGAAGTTTCTCCAGTCACTGGGTCTGTGTACTCTTCCATGAGTGGCCTTGATTTTATAACCGTACCCATAACCATTTCTGGAGTTTGACTATTAGGCAACCATTCTGGAACGGGATCTGTCAAGTCTTTCTTTTTAAGCTGTACGCAAAATGGATATCTCCCGAACACTAGTCCTTTTGCTTTGAAGTTCTTCACCTCTGTAAAGGACATACTGTCTAGATTGATATTATCCAGTTCAACCTCGTCAGGATTATAACTTTTGTTCTTTAAGTTCTGACTTAGCATTAACTGAATGACATCCATGTCGATATCAGTTTTTTTGAATTTCACTTTAGTTTTCTTTGGCATTATTTACTCCTCATTTATGTTATTGTAGTTTTTAAC